GCCCTTGCTCGCAAGCATCATCCAGCGTGATGCGGTGGACGCTGTAGCGCTTCTTTTTCGCTCGGCTGTCTTGGATCAGCTCATTGAACACGTTCTCTACGCCGTTGTGGGTGCTGATCAAGCGCACCTTTGCACCCCACATGGTGAGGGCGAGCGCGGCTTTGAGTACTTCGGCGAGCTGGTCGTGGAAGGCGGCTTCGTCAATCGTGACGTTACCCTGACGGCCACGCATGTTGCTGGGGCGCGAGCTAAGCGCTTGGATTTTGAAGCCGCTGGCAAAGTGGATATTGAAGGTGAGGATGTCTTTATCCTCATCCTGATATAACTCTTCCTGGATGTGCGAGGCGGCACGGTTGAACGCTTTGGCCCACATGGCGCAGGCATCGATAAACTCGATGGCCATGTCCTTGTTGCTGCCCACATAAAAGTGATTGGTACCACCGGCGGCCTTAGCACTACTGGCCGTTAGCACGGCATCGGCGGCCTCACCCCAGGTCAGGCCCGTACGGCGGCTTTTCTCGGCGATCTTTAGATCGGAGGTGTCTTCGATCCATGCCTTTTGATACGGCAGCAGAACGGATTCAGGCAGCGCGGCAGCGGGCGCTGTGGAAAGTGCGGCGCTCATTTGTTTAAGAAACCTCGAATAAGTGCAGCCACAACAATTGCATAGCCAAGGCTTTCACCGGCCTTAACGATGGCCTGTGCCATAGTGAGTTCATCCATTAGGCAATCCCCAGTATGTCGCGCTTGATTGAGTCGATCGCTTCGCGGCTCATGCCTTGTGTGGCCATGCTGGTTTCGGCTTTCGCTGCTGCCTCTCTAGCCACTTGCGCCCGCAACTCTTTGGCGTGTTTCTTCTGGGTCAGCGATAGGCGGCCTAGGCTATCCAGCGCTTTGGAAACCTTGCCTAGATGGTGCGCGGCGGCGTCGGGTTCGATTTCCATCTTGCGAAACTCCAGCGAGATCCGCAGCAGGTGCTCTTGCACCAGGCGTGCCGTGGCGTCGATCAGGTTGCCTTCGTCATCTTCCACTGCATCCGCCATGGCTTTTGCCATTTCGGTGGTGCGTCTAACGCTACCCATGGCCTCTTCGAACTCTTCCTGCAAGTCCTGGCCATAGCGATGCACTGAGCTTTTGGAAACGTTATAACCACGTTCACTTAGCCAACCGGCTAACGCTTCATAGCCTTGAAAGCCGCTGCTGACCAGGCGCTCGTTTAGCTGTTCTCGCACATCCTGGGGAAGGTCAAATACCTTATTGCGTGGGGGCATGGCTCATGCTCCTGGGCGCGGTTTTTCAACACCCGGCACTTCTGCCAAACCGTTGGCCACATCGCTACCACGCGCTGTTAGCGTCAAAATCCAGCCCGCACGAGGGCGCTGAAGAATGACGAGGTCTTGTTCATCCAGCCAGGCAAGGTCGTTGTGCAGCCGATCGGTACTGACGATGTGGGCATAGTCGCCTTTCAATTCATCGTTGAGGCTATATTCGTTCGTGGTGAACTGGGGGCGTCGTGACAGTATCCGCAGGATGCACAGTCGACGGCCTGCCGTTGTGTAATCTTTGTATTCCATTAGTGACCCCCACGCGGCTGGTTGTTCATTAAGTAGTCATCCATACGGTTCACTTGGCGCGCCATGGCCTCTTGACCGGCGTGAATTTTGGCAAGCAGCAGATTGGTTTGCGTCATTTGCTCTTGCAGCTTGGCCAGGTCTTCATGATTCGGTAAGCGTTCGAGTTGGTGCTCTAGGCTGACTACTTTTTTCTCGACGCCATCGATGCGCTTATTGGTCGTTTTGATGGCGGTTTGGCTAGCCCGGTGCTTGTTGATCAAGAACACATACACCGCCACCGCGCCCGTGAAGATCGCCTGTATGACGTCAAACAAAAAACGGGCATCCCATAAGTTTGTAATTTGCATGTTCCCCTCAGTCTTCGTCTTCTTCGGTACTGGCCACGCACTTGTCGGCGTGTTCACGCACGCGGGCAAGCTTGAGCCAACCCCGCGTTGCCCAGTGGTGTAAGTCGGTGATATAGAGCGCCACGTCGTCTTGGGTGTAATCACCCACAGGGCGCAGCGGTTGGCGTTCTGGTGCTGTCATGCCTGCGGGGGCAGCGCACATGTAGAGATTGATGGCGGGTGGCGGCGGCAGTGGCTCACTTGGCTGCTGGGCGCACCCTGACAACGCCATCGTGGCCAGCGCCGTGCTAACGGCTAAAAGGCTTGTGCGGCGCTCTGGCCAGATCATTAGCGCTACCAGGGCGGCTATACCCACCAAAACGGGGAAAGTGACAGTCATGGCAGGCGCTCCAAGGTATCGCGCAGCACTGGCGCTACGGTGCCATCATCGCTTGAGGGTGAGCGTTGGATGCGCTGGCGTAGTGCTTGGTAGCCCTCGGCTTGTTCGGCCAGTTCCTCCTGAAGTGCTTGAACATCCGCTTCCGCTTCACGGCGGCGGCGATCGGCTTCGTCTAGCTGGTCGGCCACCTCTGTGGCTTCCTGCTGCCATTCGTCGCGCTTATCGGTCATCTGCTGCAACGCTGAACGCTCAAGGGCTAGCTCGTTGGTGAGTCCACTTGCCTGCCATGTCTTCCACACCAGCGCGATAGAAAGCGCCACTAACATAAAGGTCATCAGACGCTTGAGCATGGCGCACCCCCTTGCCATCCAGCGCCCGCATAGCGAGGGGTAAGTGTTAGCAGAATGTGGCGCACGTAGTGGCGGTTTTCCCGCAGCGCCCAGCCAGCGCGGGCGGTGTACTTCTCAACGCTGCCAAACCACACACCGGCATTATCACCGGCGGCGGAGGCTAGGCGCCTGTCTCGGTTCACCCACCCAAGGCCGCCGTTGTAAGCACTCAGCGCCATGGCCCAGCGTTGGCATTCGTCAGCGGCGCTGCGTAGCCGCTGCCAATGCCAACGGTTGTAGCGGGCCTGTGCTCGCATTGACCAGCCGGGGGAGTAAGGTGCAGCGCTGCCCAGGTCGGGGTAAATCTCCGCGATCCACGCACTGGTGCTGGGCATGAACTGGCTAAGCCCCTGCGCACCCACCGGGCTATCGACGTTGGCGCGCCAGGCGCTCTCTTGGTGGATCTGCGCGGCATGCACGGCCACACGGCCATTCATGCCCCACTCTTGTTGCACGATGCGGGTTAGCTCGCGCTGATAACTCTGCGCGGCGCTGAGGATCTGGGCGTGAGCAGGCTGGCAGGATTCCAGCACTAGCAGTGTGGCCAGCACCAGGCTCATGGCAATCCATGTGCCGTATTCCCGTAGGTAGGCTTTGAGATCGTTCATCATGACCGTTCCTCCTGGAGCGCCGATTCCGCACGCTCGACCACATCTTTCAGGCGGCAGTAAGCGGCTAAACGCTTAGGGCCAGCGGCAAGGGCGTCGATCTCAGCGACAAGGCGCTTGCCCTCTGCGAGCAGCTCAGCGGCGGTATCGGCACCCATGTCAGACTCCTAAGCCAAGAGCGAGAATCGCGGCGGCGATGATGATGGCGCGGCGAAGCATGAGCACTTCCCAGGAAGTGACCTCGTTAGTGTGCTTATCTGGATTGAAGCTATCCGGGCGGGCGTAGGGGAATATCGAGCGGTCGATCCAGTAACCGAGGTAGGCACCCCAGCAAAGCTTTGTGAGCGACCAAAGCAGCACGCCTAATTGGTGCGGATAGAGCAACGCAACGACGAAGGTGGTGAGAATCGCGAGAATCAGCCAGGGGCCAATGCGGAGTTTATCGAGCAGGTTATAGCGCGTTTGGGGGTTCACGGTCGGTAGCCTCATTGCTTGCATGGTGAGCGGTAAGCGCAGTTGCAGTGAGGTTCAGATTAGTGGGATGGAACGGGACGTCGGGAATCAAGCGGTTTAGGAGTTTTGGAAGCCTAGAAAGCAAACAACCCGCCGTGGCGGGTTTGTTGAAGCAGCGGTTTAGATGGCCAGCTTAGCCTTTTGCTCTGTCGTCGAACAGGTCAGATTGCATGCGGGCGCGGGCGAGTTTGCGCTGCTCGCCGAGAATGCTATAGATCTGTGCTTCGGTCAGGTCGTAGTCTTCGACCAGCTGGGGGATGTTGTCGCCGGTGTGGCGCTCCCATATTTCACGGTCTCGCAGGGCACGGTCTAACTGGCGGCCTTGCGGCACGTAAAGGCTACGGCCACCGGCAAACGAGCTGATAGCACGCACGGCGGCAAAGGCGCGGCTGCGCGCTACTTTGGGGTCATCACCGGCGCGGATATGGGCGTTCTCGACCACAGTGAGCATGTCGCTCAACCCCTGTGGCCACTTCTTTAGGATCTCGGGGTCGAGGTAGTCAAGGGCATCGTCGGGGATGCCGAAGCCCAAGTCCATGTTATCGAGCTTATGCGAGGTCATTGGGGTACCGTCCTTGCCGCTTGGCGTCGATGATTAAGCCAGTCATTAGGCGGTGCAGCTGGTCATCGTCCAGCCAATCCACCCTTTCAACGCTGAACATGCGTTTTGCCATGCTGTCGGCGTATGCCCATGGTCGTTGTGCATGGGTTAGCATCGCTTCGATCTTGGCCATAACGTTCTGCCGTGAGCGCGGCGGGCGGGGAGCCTTTCGGCCCGCTTTCTTGGCGGGCTTTGGCTCAAACCCCAGACGGCGAAGCTCATGCATCACGCTGCCCACGGTCTTGTTCGTGAGTTCTTTGGCACTGCTCACGCCCGCTTTGCGAGCGAGAATGGCGCGGTAGTCTTCATCGGTTAGGCCCAATTGGGCTTTAGCGATGTGGATCTGGGCCAGCTTACCTTTGCTGATCATTTGCCTAACCCTCCGTTAGCACCAATGAAGAACGCGACGACCAGCGGCGTAACGATCATCGACGCGACGATGTAGCCGAGCAGCCAGATCATGGCGTTACCCCACCGCTCACCAGCTCCATATCTGGGAAGTGCTTTTTCAGGTGGCTGATCAGCGTGCGCGGACTGTTCCAGTAGGGGCTAACTTGCACTGTTTGCAGCGCCGTCATTTCGTCTGCCTGTTTCTTGCCGAACACTTTTTTCAGGCTGGGGTAACTCTTCAACTTACAGGCGCGGTAGCGGTGTGGGCGGTAGAAACGACCCTCTGGGTGTTCCGGGTGGCCATGTTCATCCACAGACATCCAAGCACCTTTTATCCAGCCATCAACGCCTACCCTTATCACTAATTTCTCGCCATCTAGCTGCTTTCGAAACGTCACTTTATGACCTCCAGCGCGAATCGTTGCGCTGCCAAACACGCCCGAGAGCTGCTCTTCCAGTTGCTGCCATTTATTCATGACGCCACCTCACCGATCTGGGCGTGACGGCTGCCGTTCACGCCTTGGTGGAAGCTGACTTTCTTGCCGTCCTGGTAGCCCTGGTGAATGGCACCATGGTCATGGCTGCGCATGCCCTTGGTGTTATCGCGAGCCTGAACAGTCTCCAATGGCTCTTCCCAACGTTTCGTCTTGTAGGCTTCGATGGTGCTTTCTTCGGCCTCGCTGCGCTTGTGTGGGAATACTTGGCGGGAAACCTCATCGACCCATGCGCTGGCGTACAGGTCGCCTCGGCGCACTTTTGTGGCTCGCTTTAGGCGCTTATTGAGGGTGGCCAAGAAGGCTGTTCGGTCGCGTTTGAGCTGTCGACCCAGCACCTCAAAAGCGTACCCAGCCACCTCGGCAGCTCCACCCACGCCATAAAACTCGACGCGGCCCGTCCAGCGCTCACCATCAAACAGCGGGCAGTAAACGACTTCAGCACCAAATGCCCCGGCGACCATGTTGGCCAGCAATGCCACATGGTTGGGAGGTGTCTTCCCCGCGCCCGCTTTGGTGGTATGGCTCTCAACGTCACTGATCGCCACGTCGTCGGTGGTTACGCCGTGAATGGCCATCAGCTTTTGCGCCTGACGCATGGCTGCCGCCGCTTCGTTACGGTTACTCGACTTGGCCAGAGCTAGGCACTTCTTGATCTTGCTTAGTATTTTGTGGTCCATATTCCCTCCGGTGGCTGCTCATCAGTGCTGGGCCACCACGCCCAGCAGACGCCCCTAGTGGGGCGTTTCGCTTTACACCCCCGCGATATCTAGACTGATGGGCTGGTACTGATCGGTATTGCCGACGCGCTCATAGATGCGGATGTAGCTCTTGGAGCCAGTGACCTGAACTGCATCAGAGATCGCATCCATGGCTTTCAGCCAGCGCTTGTCCTGAATGTTCAGGCGGCGTAGCCCCAGCACTTGTCCGGTGCGGATGTTGCCCGCCGTGTCGACGCGAAAGGCGTCTTGAACGATGGTGGCCACCTCGGGCCGGGCGTCGGTTGTCCAGTCGCGCAGGCAGTCTTCGATCAGGCCTTTGGCCGCCTGTAAGCGCTCATCAAACGTGATGGTTTCGGAGATGGCGCGCTGCACCTTGTACTTGCCGCAGAAGCTGACGAGCTGCACGTTGCCTTTCTTGCCGCCGATCTGTACGTCGTACTCCTGGGCGGAGGTTTCGATTAGCGCGGCGATCTCGCTAAAGACATCGGCTTTGAAGTCCTTGAGCTGGTCGCGCAGCTCAGTGGCGCGGTCAACAATCGATAGCACTAGCTCATCGCGTACTTGGTCGATCGGCTTGATCTGTGACTCGGGAATCAGGCGGCCTTTAGCGTCCATGCGGAAGCCTTCGGGTACCTGTTGGGTGTCGGTTGCGGGGGTGTTCATGGTTAGGCTCCTTTACGGGCTTGCTTGCGTACAAAGTTGGAGGTGCCGCGATTCATTCCACGGTTATGGCGGTGGTGGCGCATCGGCTCAAAGGCGACACCGTTGCGCTGGCTCAATTGGCACAGCTCACGCTCAGACTGAGCCACTTCGTCGCGCCACTGATCGAGCAGGTCGCGCCAGTCCCAGCCTGCAGCTTGGTTCTCGCTGGCCTCGGGGCCGCCTTCGGCCACAGGCGCTAGGCCGGTATCCCAGCGTTGCCAGATGCGCAGCACAGCGGCTTCCTGCGCGGGTAGCAGAGGCTCTGGCTCCAGCGCCAGGCGCTCGAACTGATGCGGGTTGATCAGGTACTGGGCTAGGTTCACGCCATGGCGCGCCATGCGCAGGGCGATGAAGCGATCGGCGTAGTGCTCGATGTGGGCGTCGCTGTAGGTTCTCATTGCTGGTCTCCCTGGTTGGCGGCACCTTTCAGTAGGTCGCTGAGGCGTTTGGGTGCGTTGGATTGCTCAGCTGCTTTGGCGGTTTGGTGTTGCCCCTTTTGCGATGTGGCCACCGTGGGTTTACGGCTGGCCATGCGGGCGTGTTCGGCCAGTACGTCATCGGTAGAGCGCTCTTGAAAGGCAGCCGCGGGCGGGCGATTTGCAGGCGCTTTGGCACCGCTGCGTTTTGCCTCTTCCTGCTGCTTTTCCACGTCACCGGCGTGCCGATCGGCACAGTTGGCCACTACTTCATACAGGTAGCCGTGGCCGCTTAGCGGTAGGTTGCTAGGTGGGCGCTCAAGCAGTTGATCCAGCGCCATGACCCACACCTTTAAAGGCGCTTCCCGCGTTATGCCTTTGCGCTCTATCACGCCGCTGGTGATGGTCTCTTTAAGCTCACCCAGCAAACGGGCGCTCTTGGCGCTGGCCAGGGCACGGCTGGCGGGCCGGAACATGCCTAGATAGCGCACGATTCGGCTGCTCAACAGGGCGGGCATTTCCAGCGCAACGGCCAGCGCCTGGTTGTGTTCGCCCTGGGTGACGAACGCGGCCATGTCGCCGGTCATGCCGCACTCAGGGCAGGTGGCTTTAAGGGTCATTGGTCTTCTCCCTGGCGGTCGGGGTTGTGCGGGCATGATTGGCAGTGTCGCCACATGCGCATGGCCATCGGGTTGTGGGTGGGCGCTGGGCGAGCGCGGTAGTCGCGGCACTGCTCAACGCTGATGGTGAGTTGCTGCGCTGGGCAATTAAGGCCGTCCAGGGCCAGCAGCACCTTCTTTTCGATGCTGTCGGTGGAGGGACTCGGGTAGCGGTTGGCCAGTGCCAAAGAGACCGCGCTACGCGAGACGCCGATACGCTCACCGGCCAGCTTGCGATTGGTGGCGCGCACCTCATCTGCCAGCAGCGAGATCCAGCGGGGCGGCTCTTCGCCCCAGTTGGTGATGTCGACGGTACGGGTACGGCGAATGCTGTTGTTTAAAGGCGTGTTCATGGCTCACCCCCTTCGGTTTTGGTCACGCGGCTGTACACCACTTCACCGGTGTTGGGGTCGTAGAGTTCTTTGGTGCGGCGGATCTGCGGCGCCATCGGGCCGGTCCAGTAACTGGGCATCAAGCGATAACGCCCTGGTACACCGGGGGAAGATTCCACCATGGTTTGCAGGTACCCAGCCCTGGCGAGCATTTTGATGTACTCATCCGCCGTGGCTTTGGCGACCG